GGGAAAGTTCAATACAAAATAATTTTGAGTTATACTAGTCGTGACGTTGATCAGACACTATAACGTTTTATGCGGGCGTTATAATGCTCGCTTGTGAGTTTCGAATCTCACATGTAATATATTACTCATTTTGCTTGAGTATAAGAAGCAAACAAGCTCTAGTTGAGCACAAATGCAATGTTATGATTAAACAAAACAAAAACAAACCAAAAGCAAAAAATCAAAGAAAAGCCTTTCGCGGTAATACCTTTTTAAAGGAACTTAAAGCAGCTGTTGCAACTCGTCAAAATCGAGGTGGACAGATGAAGCCTAATAAGTCACGAAAGCAAAAAAGAGGGATGCCCGGGAAATTAATGAATTTCGCCGGAAGCAACAACAGAGTGGCAGATTTGTCAAATGTTGTTGGTACTAGCCAAGGTCAAGGCTTCGGCAATAAGAAAAGAATTATTGTCGAAGAATCCGAATATATTGGTGAAGTACTTAGTCTTGGTAGTGATCTGACGCCTGCAGGACCATACACTAATGTGTATGTGTTGCCTTGCAATCCAGGTCAAGCCATGACATTTCCCTGGTTATATACAATAGCTAAGAATTATGAGAAATATCGATTTTTAGCATTGAAGTTCATCTACAAACCAGAAGTTACTGAGTTTTCGGTTACTGGGTCAAATACTGGTAAAGTTATTTTATCAGCTGATTATGATGCCAGCGATGCTCCCCCCTCTAGTAAACAACAACAAGAAGATACGGATCCACATACTGATGGAATGCCATATCAGAGCATACTCTTGTCGTTAGACCCTAGTGAAATGCATCGTAATTCCGATGCTAAGTACGTTAGACCTGCCGGTTTACCTGGCAGTGCCGATATTAAAACGTACGATTGCGCTAATTTCACTATTTCCGTTCAGGGTCAATCTGGTAATGTTCAAACTCTTGGAGAGTTACATGTTTCCTACATAGTTGAACTTAGTGTTCCTGTGTTGGAAAACAATGTTATCCAAGCACCTTTAAATTATTCTGTTACGTGGTATCAGAATATGAACCTTCAAGCCGCTTCTAATTCTATCCAATTGCAATTATTATTGGATGATACAATAGTTAACGGTTTGAGTGCAGTTAATACTGCTGGAGCTATAGTGTTAACACCGGGCAATTATATGATTGATTACACGGTGCGTGGTACTACAACTTTGGGTAGTAATTTAACTGAGCTTGACGCAGATCTCTTTTATAACGGAACTACCGTTTGGAATTTTCTTCCCCATTTTTCATCCTCTGTAGGAGGTGAATCGTTTGAAGTCTATGGTTCGGCTTACGTTTCAACAAATGGAACTGCCAGTGTGCAGTTATTCGGTAAAGCATTTTTCTCGACCGGCGGAGTTAATTTGGTCGGTACTATGAGAATTGTTGCCATCTAATAGATTAGATGATGGGTGTTGATATATGTCACCTTAAAATAAAGCTCGCTTAGGGAGAAAGACACTAAGAGCTTGTAGGTAAAAGCGAAACCTTCTGTTAGCTTAGCAATTTAAGCAATAATGAACCTAGATCCTAAGTAGAGATATCTAGGATTGGTTTTATAAGCCATATTAACAGTGATGTTGGAATTCGTAACTCCAACTAAATTCTGTGTCCCAATAAATAAAATTTGGGTTTGACTTATTTAAAAATTTTATCAAATATGAGTAAATCTATTGATAACGAAGCTTCAGTAATCTCTGAAGGGTGGGCGTCTACGGCCAAGTCCGTACGTATCACTCCGAGAGCAACTGAAGGAGGTATTAATCCAACCTTGTCGAAAGACAGAAATGTGGGGCTTGGCAATGTAAATAATATTGTCCAAGAACCTGCACGGGACCCTCGAGCTATACCAGTTAATAACAAAAACGAAGTTGAAGAACTTAAAGATATTTTAGTTACTATGAAAATCGAAGATTTTCATTTGGCATGCAAGATTAGTCGTAATAGAGGAAGAACCAAACATAATGATGTAGAGTTAACTATTGAACAAGCAGAAGTTCATGAGAATGAAATAATTCCTGAATTTAATGCTTTTCAAGTCTATATCCAGTTTGGTAATCATCTAACGAACATCTTGTGTTTACCTGGCCTATGTCACTACACTATTGCTAGTCATATATTTGACACGTATGGAATTTTTTCTAAAGATTACAATTTATTTTGTGATGGAAAAATTCTTGATCCTGATCATGTATATGTCCCTAAGCAATATTGGATAAATGTGATATTGAAACTTGTAGGAGGAATGAAAGAAATTGGCATGAATAGAAAAACGAGACAAGTGGTAAAGAAGTTGCTTTCTCGTGATGATGAGCTCACAGAATCTGAAGAACAAAAATTGCGCGAAATCTGTGAACATCATGCCGAAGAGGTACGTGACATAATGGACGAGATTTCCTGTGAACAGATTGAATCAACACAGGAAGAGGTCAATTATGATACTTCTAATGTACCTAAAGATAGTCATCGAAAGCTTAGAAAAGAAAAAACAGCTACCTTCTCTGCAAAAGCGAAAGCACAATTTGCAAAGAAAAAATATGTGGGTTTAAACACATCTGTTTCTTCCGAAGTAGAGCGAAATTCGATCAACAAAAAAGAATATGAGAGTAAAGTTAGAATGGCTACTACTGAAGTAACTGTTCCTGATGACTCTTTTGATATTGTTGAATTTGACTATTTTTTACCTCATTCTGATCTTACTTTTTATCTATTTGAGAAAATCATTTGGGTAAAAGGTAGAATTCCAAAGTTTGCTAAGAGATACATAAATTGGGATAGTTCTATGCCATCAACACCTGTCAATCGAAATAATGTTGAGGTGCGATTGGGTAGAACTCCAGAATGTATTACTTACTTACGAGATCTAGATAATACACAAGTAGTTGACTTTTGGACGAATGTTGAAGGTTACTATTTGTCTGTACAACATGATCATTCAGTTGAGGAAATTTCTAAATCATTCAAGTTGGTCAACCGAAACCGAAAACGAAACCTTGAAAATTTTAAGGATGACTCTAGTTTCGGTTTGACCATCAAAAATCTGTTTTTTATCGGTACTAAAATGCTTTCCGATAAGGTTAATTCAACAGCCGAATTAGCTATGAACAGATTCAATGCATCTCAGATTAAACAAAGAATACAAGACTTTGCGGATAGCATTGATAAGCGAATTAAGGGTAATTCGCTGTCTCAGTATACTGTAGAGGTACTTGATGACAAAGGTAAGGAAGATCTTGTAGTGATGCCAGAGAGAAATGAAATCTTTGAGCAAGTGGTTCCTTACCCTTCTACGGTTACCCCGTTTGAACCTGTTGTGGAGTTTGTAGATATTCCAGTAATGGAAGATATTGCTACACTGCAACGTAGAAATAGAGTTGAAAGAAGAGAAGATGCTGGTGTGAAAGATTTGGGTTTAATGACCATTTTTTCTGCAGCACCTATTTTCTCCATCTATTTTGAAGAGATTGTCAAATGTGTTCCTGGTGGTTATAAACTGATAGGAAATCTTGACGACTGGGTTCATTCATCTACTCATCGTATAGAGTGGCATGCTAGATCCATGAAGTATAGTTTCATGGACCGTATTGTTAAACATAAGATTTACAATGCGATGCATACTGATTTGAGAGATCAATATGTTCATAAAGTTTCAACTGGCATTCCTCATATGGATATTGTTATCCCTGAGGTTGAAATGCTAAGTAGTGGAACTTGGTTGCCTTCAGCCAAGCTTCCAAAGCTTGATAAAGAACAAGCTGAAATTTATCCTTTTGAACATTATGATAATGTAATTGCTGCGATGGATACTAAATCTGAACAAAAGATGTATCCATTGTTGTTGCCTATAACCAATTTAACGCCAATAGATAATACTTTGGAAAACTATCAAGCGGGAGTGTTACTACGCTTGTTAGTTCCAAAAACTGTTGGTGCCATGAAAGGTGAGTGGAACAGGATAATAAATGAATTAGATGTATTTGCATTTAAATTCACACCTGATCACCTGACATGGATAAAAGGCTTGAATAGTTATCAAAAATCTCAGTGCATTAGACATTTGCAAGCTATGATGGAAGGAACTAAATTGGATACACGAACTAAAGTGTTTCTAAAAATGGGAGAAACTTTGAATAAAGGTTATGGCCGTTTGATATTTAATGTAAATACCAAATATTTGCTTTTATTGGGCGATTTTATAGCTCAGTTTTCTAAAGCAATGGTCGAATCGTTGTTTCCCCATGTTCCTAAATTTACCATATCTAAGGATATAGCTTTTCACTACGTTAACTCATTTGATGATGCGAAATTAAATGAGTTTGTTAATTGTGCAATGAATTCATCTAGTGGGAAATTTGTTTTAGTTTTAGGTGATGATACCGCCATCATTGATAGAGACAATGGTGTGTTTATTGAAACAGATTATTCTGCATTTGATTCAACACAACGCAAAGGACAAGCTATGGAATTATTTCCCGCTTTGTTGAAGAAGATGGGATTTGTCCAGCAAATGGATGATTATAATGCAATGTATAATGAGAAGATATCGTGGAAACATAATAAGACTGGTGTTGACTTAGAGATGCCTAAGGGATATGACTATCCCAATAGTAAAATGTCGGGAGATCCAGCCACATCTCTTACTAATTCTCATGTTAACATCTATGCCACCAAGTTTGTATTAGAAGGGAAAACTACATACGAAAAACTTGGCTTGGTTACCAAAAGAAAGGAATCTAAAAAATTCAATATATCTTTTCTCAAAGGCACTTGGTTATGGAGTGTTTTGGGAAATAAGTGGTATTGGGTAAGGTTGCCAAATTTTCTTTTGAAGTTTAAGTCTTTTACAGAACCAAAATCCATCTATGGTAAAACATGGATGGTAGAGCGTTGTGAACAACAATTGCTCTGGTCGCAATGGCTTGGATACGGATTCCTCAATTCCAACTGGTTTTATAAAGCCTTGGGATTGATAATTAGAGAACTGTGTCCATTGGCTTCCAATGTAGAATTATCAGAAGAGTATAGAATATATACTACAGAGAAATTTTACATTGATGATCTCGAATTCGATACTATGATGTTTGAAAGATATAACATAGATAGAATCGAAATGGAGGACTATTTGTCATTTTTGAAAGAAAATGTCACTAGTATCCCAGCAATTTATCGTCATACTTTGACTGATAAATTAATGGTTGATACTTAAAAGCTGTTGCCATACTCCGTAGTTAATTCTACGGGGGGGGAAATTAATGATCAACTCTCTGTGAAGGAGTGTTA